GTGGAAGAAACACGGCTCCAAATGAGGCTGAAAAATGGCAAACACTCTTCTTAATACCAGCAAGATCCTCGACAAGTCGCTGATGATCCTTGAAAACAACCTGGCCTTTTCGGGTCGGGTGAACAAGGAATACAGCGACCAGTTCGCCGTCACTGGCGCAAAGGTCGGCTCGACCGTGAACGTGCGTAAGCCGGTTCGCTTCGTCGGTTCGACCGGCCCCGCTCTGAACCTCGAAAACGTGGTGGAAACCGTCGTGCCGGTCACGCTCGACACGCAGTTCCACGTCGACTTCACGTTCTCGTCGCAGGAACTGACGTTGAACATCGACGACTTCGCGGACCGTTACCTGAAGCCGGCCATGGCGACCATCGCCAACAAGATCGACTTCGACGGCCTCGGCCTGTACACGTCGGTCGCGAATCAGGTCGGCACCGCAGGCACCACGCCGAGCGACATCGCCACGCTGCTCGCTGCTGGCACGCGTCTGGACCAGGAAGCCACGCCGCGCGACGGTCAGCGCACAGTCGTTTGGGACCCGGCTGCTAACGGCTCGATGGTCAAGGCCGCTGCCGGCCTGTTCAACGCGCCGCGCCCGATCAGCGACCAGTACGAAAGCGGCATCTTCGTTCCGGCGCTTGGCTTCGACATCGGCATGGACCAGAACATCCGCCAGGCGACCGCAGGCACGCGCACCAACGGCACGGTGTCGGGCGCAGGTCAAACGGGTAGCACGCTGCTCGTGACCGGCCTGGGCGCAGGCGGCACCGTCGCCGCAGGCGATACGTTCACCATCGCAGGCGTGTTCGCAGTCAACCCGCAATCGCGCCAATCGACGCGCGTGCTGCGCCAGTTCACCGTGACTGCTGCGGCAACAGCTGACGGATCGGGCAATGCAACGCTGTCGATCTTCCCGGCGATCAATACCGCGGCGTCAAACCAGCAGTACCAGACGGTATCGGCCGGCCCGGCGAACGCTGCTGTCGTCACGTGGGACGTTGCCGCGGGCACGCAGTACACCGTGAACCTGGCGTACCACAAGAACGCCTTCACGCTCGCGACGGCTGACCTGCAGATGCCGGAAGGTGTCGACTTCGCCGGCCGCCGCAACCACAAGGGCATCTCCATGCGGATCGTTCGCCAGTACGCGATCGGTACGGACACGTTCCCGTGCCGTATCGACGTGCTGTACGGCTGGCGCCCGATTTATCAAGAGCTTGCCTGCCGCATCGCCGGCTAATTGATCGGGGGCCGTCATGTTCGGATCAACATGCGGCCCCTGCATCCTTCTGGAGTGGCTCATGCCCTACGAATATCAGGAGTTCCCGAAGTGGACGCGCAAAGGCAAGGAAGAGCGCCTTGTGCATTCCCGCGAGGAACTCGAAGCGCTCGGCGAAGGCTGGTCGGACTATAAGCATGTCCCGCCCAAAGTGCATGTCGATTCCGAAACGTTCCAGCATTACCCCAAGTGGGTCGGCGACAAGCTCGTGAACAGCGCTGAGGAAGAGGCAGCGTTGGCACCCGCTGAGCCCGAGCCGGAAGAGAGCGACGAGCGCGAGGCGCTGATCAAGATCGCCGACGAGCGCGGCGTGAAGATCGACAAGCGCTGGTCGAATGACAATATCCGTGCGGCGCTGGTGACGGCATGAACGACGAACGCCTGCAAGAAATTTGCGATCAGGTTGAGCGCGAATGGGGGATGGGCGGTCTATCAGATGGACTCTATGGTGACTATGCGAAAGAGGTAGCGCGCAGGGTCATTGAAGAACTTTCAAGCGAAAAATCATGACCGGAACTGAACTGATCACGCTGGCGCTGAAGGATATCGGCGCGCTCGGTATCGGCCAGTCCGTGTCTGCCGAAGATACGGCCGATGCGCTCGCGACGCTGAACATGATGCTCGGCCAATGGGATGCGGATCGGTTGAGCGTCTATCACCTGGTCGACACTGCGCATCAGGCGAACGGGTCGGTTTCCTATACCGTCGGCATCGGTGGCGACTTCAATGTCACGCGGCCGATCAAGATCAACGCGGCCTATGCGCGCCTGCAAAGCAGTGGCGCGGGCAGCGCGGTCGACTACCGCGTCACCATGATCGACGCGCGCGAGGACTATTCGCGCATCAGCCTCAAGACGCTCTCGTCGTTCCCGGAATACGCCTTCTACGACTCGGCCTATCCGCTGGGCAGCCTGTTCCTGTACCCGGTGCCAAACAGCAGCTACGAGCTGCACATCGTGACCATGGAGACGTTGCCGCAGCTTGCCACGGCTGCGACTGTCGTCAACCTGCCGCCGCCTTACCTCGCGGCGCTGCGCTACAACCTCGCGATCTACCTGTGCCCGTCCTATCAGCTGGAGCCGACACCTTCACTGGTGCGGCTCGCTATGAACGCAAAGCGGGTGATCAAGCGCATGAACACGCAGATTCCGTCCCTGACGATGCCGCGCGGTCTGATGACGAAATCGCGCTACAACATCTACAGCGACAATTCGAGCAACTGATGCGAGTCCCGCTCACAACCGGCGCGTACCAGACGCGCAGCGTGATCGCCGAGGCGCAGCGCTGCGTGAACCTCTACGCCGAGGCGAACCCGCAGGACGCGCCGTGTCCGTTCACCTATTACCCGACGCCGGGCCTCACGCTCGTGTCCGCGCCTCCGACCCCAGGTGAGAGCCGCGGCATCTACACCGCGAGCAACGGCAATCGCTATGACGTAGTTGGCAGCACGGTCTATTTCGTCGATGCTTCGCTCACTTATACAGTGCTCGGACAGCTTACGACGAATAGCGGGCCCGTCTCGATGGTCGATAACGGGACCAATGCATTCATCGTAGACGGCTCGGTAAACGGCTTCATGGTCGATCTGAAGGAAAACATCATGACGGGTGTCGGCGACCCGGCCTTCTATGGCGCCGATAAGGTCGATTTCGTCGACGGTTATTTCATCTTCAACAAGCCAGGAACCCAGCAGTTCTACATCTCGCTGTTTGACGACATCAAGTTCGATTCACTCGACATCGCGTCGAAATCGACGTATTCGGACAATCTGGTGACGCTCGCTGTGATGCACCGCGAAATCTGGCTGTTCGGCGAACTGACAACCGAGGTCTGGTACAACACCGGCGCGACGGACTTCACGTTTGGCCGCATGCCGGGCGTGTTCATCGAGCACGGGTGCGCCGCCAAACATTCAGTCGCAAAGATCGATCTGGCGCTGTTCTGGCTGGGACAGGATCTGCAAGGGCAGAACGTGGTGTTCGCCGGCCGCAACTATATGGCAGAGCGGATTTCCACGCATTCTATCGAGCAGGCGCTGTCGTCTTACTCGCGCGTGGACGATGCGATCGGCTTTTCGTATCAGCAGGGCGGCCACGCCTTCTATGTGCTGACGTTCCCGACGGCGAATGCTACGTGGTGCTTTGACGTGGTGACGGGCCAGTGGGCAGAGCGCGGCTTTCTCGAAGCCGATGGCACGTTCAGCCGGCATCGCATGAACTGCCATTCGTTCAACGGCGGCCGGAATCTCGTCGGCGACTGGCAGACGGGCATGGTCTACATGCTCGACCAGAACAACTACACGGACAACGGCGCCACGATTGAATACGTGCGCGCGTTCCCGCATATCCTAGGCGCCGACGGTAACCGCGTGATGTTCCGCCAGTTCATTGCGGACATGGAAGTCGGTAATGGGCTGCCCGATGACTCGGCCGAGCCAGAAATCCGGTTGCGCTGGAGCGATGACCGCGGCCGAAGCTGGGGCAATTACGTTCAAGGCAGCCTCGGCAAGGTCGGGGAATACCTGACCTCCATCCAGTTCCAGCGGCTCGGCTACGCGCGTGATCGCGTGTTCGAACTGTCGTGGTCGGCGCCGGTGAAGACCGCGCTGAACGGCGCATGGGTGGACGTGTCGAGGTCGCGCACGTGAGCAACTCCACGAACAGCAACATCCCGCAGCCTGGAGCTTCATTTCTTGTCGGCAGGCCCGAGCCTATCAGCCCCGTATGGTGGGCATTCCTGCTCGCACTGTTTGAGCGCACTGGCGGCACAGGCACGCCGACACCAGTCAAGCAGATCGATTACACGCCGCTGATTGACGCGCAGGCGCCTTATCCGCTGTCCCCGCCCGCGCAGGATGCGCCCGCCGCGGTGGCATGGCAGCCCTCTCTTGCGGATCTCGCGCCAGAACCTGTCTCAGTGCCAGTTTTCGCCGTCGATCCAATCGAGGACATTTTCACCGCCGGGACGAATTTCACGCCGGGCACAACTACGACGCTGACGCTCTCGAAGGGCTACACGTCAGCCGCGGCGGTGCTCGTGCACTTCGACGGCACATTCCAGGCGACGGACCAGTACAGCGTTTCAGGCAACACGATCACCTTCACGTCAGCTATTCCGGTCGGCGTGTCCAAAGTCTATGCGCGAGGCTAAAGCATGACGACGAAATACCGCGAAATGGTGGCAGGGCAGACCCTGACGGGCAGCGCCGCTTCCTACTACACCGCGCCGACATCCACTTATGGCGCCATCCATGCAGCCAGCGTGTGCAATCCGACTGGCGCCGTCGTGACGGTGAATATCTACAAGGTCCCGACCGGGGGCGCCGCGGGCTCGCCGACGAAGATCGCGAGTAAGGCGGTCAGCGCTGGCGCAACCATCGCTGTTCCCGAAGTAATCAATCACAAGTTGGAGCCCGGCACGCAGCTTTACGCCGATGGCCTCGCCTGCACGCTGAATATCAGCGGCGTCGAATACGTTCCCAGCTAAATGAAAAACTTCCACTTCCTCGCAAACGGCGTTGATGTCAATCCGCTGATGCTCGCGATCCGCCGCCGGCCCGACCTCTGGAAAGAGGACACGTTTCTTCGCCACTACCCGCAAGGGCCGTTCGGCGAAACCGAGACGATCATGCTGCGCTTCCCGGAGAAGGTCGAAGGGCTCACGGAAGAACAGATCGACCTGTACAAGCAGAACCTGCTTGCCGGATACGACCAGTACGAGGCGATCGACTATCCGGCCTATAAGGTGCTGCACGAAGCACGTCCGTTGGTCATGAATCTGATGGCACGCGTCGGCGGTGAGCGGCTTGGCCGGGTGATGATCAACAAGATTTGCCCGGGCGGCCGGATCTTCGCGCACGCCGACACACCCGAGCAGACGCGCTATTACACGCGCTTTCATATCGTGCTGCATGGGCTCCCCGGCGCAGTCCTGAAGGCTGGCGATGAGCAGATCAACATGCTCACCGGCGAATGCTTCTGGTTCGACAACAGCCAGGTTCATTCGGTGGAAAACAACAGCGCCGACGAACGCGTGTCGATGGTCGTCGATATCAGGACTTCGCGATGATCACGTTCACCATTGAGCCGTTCTCCGGCGTCTATGCCGAACTGCTGCCGCTGCTGCGCAAGCATTACGGCGAAATCTCGACCCATAAGGATCACGGCGTGCCGCTCGATCCTGTGGTCGAGGTCTATCGCGCGCGTGAGCTCGACGGCTCTCTGCTGATGGTCATTGGCCGCGAGCGCGGCGAGATCGTCGCCTACTTCGTCTGCTTCATCGCACCGGGCCTGCATTACCGCGACTGCCTGACGTGCTCGCCTGACATTTTCTTTGTGCGCGAGGACAAGCGGACGGGGCTCGCCGGCGTGCGGATGTTCCGGTTCGTGGAAAAGGAATTGCGGCGCCGCGGCGTCAGGCGGTGGGCAGTCGGCAGCAAGGTTCAGCACGACGCGTCTGCGTTGTTCAAGTTTCTCGACTTCGAACCTGTCGAGACGACCTACGAAAAGTGGCTGGGGGATTAAATCATGGTCGCAGCAGCAGTAGCCGGCGCGGCAGTCGTCGGGGGTGTGGCTTCGAGTGCTATGAGTTCCAGCGCCTCCAGAAGCGCCGCAAACACGCAATCGGATGCGGCAAAGTATTCGGCGGACTTGCAGAACGATCAATGGCAACAGACGCAACAAAATCTGA